GCTATAGAAGCACAAAACTTAAATTATCTTCCAAAAACTGGCCAGTTGCCAGTATGATGTATGGTAAATGGATTTGATGTATATAAAATATATTTGGCAGTTAAATTACATTTTACCACAGATAGTTATGACTATCATAAATATGAAGGAAAAGTTAACTGTAAACTAGAAACTTTTACTAAGAACAATGCTAGATATTTTTTTCACAAACTTGGAACCAAATACAGTAAAGATGATATATTATGCTTCTTTGTCGCTAATTTTTTATCTGATAGTAACAAGTGGATAGGAGACCTAACTAGAAATGATGGACAAGATGTTTACCTTGATTGGAAGAAACGTAATGACGCTTTTGAATACCATTTTAGAAGTGATTGTGTGTATATTGCTAATGACTTCAATGTTAAGCGCCTTTCTTTTGATGATGGTTTTAACTCTTTTGGTGGGCAACATCCTAGGTTTTTTCAATTGGTTCTATCAAAAAATATATCTTACGAAAGTGCAGTTGTATTTAATGAAATTTTATCATATAGTAAACGTTGGGATAAACAAATTAAAGAACAAGTTGTATGGCCAATACACTCAAAAAGATTAAAAAAATATACACAGTTTGTTAAATATAATCCAACAACTGTAAAGTTGATATTGAAAGAAGTGTTTGTAAAATGAATAAAAGACCTACTTGTATAAATTATAATTGTAATAAAATAGTAGCGGCACAAACGTATAGAAAAACTGGAATAACTTATAGACCAGTTTGTAAAAGTTGTCATATATCAAACGAATATAAATTATCAAAAAGAGGCATTATAATGTTTAGAAAACCTGTTTGCGATAATAAAGATGGAAGATTAGGTTTTAAATGTAAAGCTAAAATAATTGATATTTGCCAAATACATATCGATCATATAGACGGTAATAGATATAATAACGTGCCAGACAATTGTCAAAATCTTTGTGCTAATTGTCATTCAGTAAAAACGGTGCGTGAAGGCAATCATATAAAAAAATATTCTGTAAAATGATTAGATGGATTGCAATGTGCTTTGGTATAACGGCCGCTACTATACATGCTAGTGCTATAATTTCATTACAATGGTTAGGTTGGGTTATTTGTTTAATATCTATTTCATTATGGTTGTATATTGCTATTATAGATAAAGATAAAGCAAGATCAATGCAACAAATATATTTCTTATTAATAGCAATTATTGCAGTATATAACTGGTTGAAACATGTCATCTAATGTATTTTTAATAGGTAATGGTGAGAGTAGAAAAGGTTTTGATCTTAACACATTAAAACCTCATGGTAAAATATATGGTTGTAATGCAATCTATAGAGATTTTACACCAGATGTATTGGTTGCAGTAGATCATGGTATCATGCACGAGATATACAGAAGTGGATATGGTTACGTAAATGAATGTTGGTTTAGAGATTGGACAAAGTGTCCTGATTTTATGTATGAATCATTAAAAGATGCGGCCTTACTTAAAATAGATTTAGATAATTTAGAAAAATGGAATCACATCAATGAAAACAAAAGAACAGAAGAAACAGAATTTGTTATGCACGGTTCTAATTTGTCAGGTGAAGTACACATACTAGATAGAGGTTTAAATACAAAGACCAAAAAAAATATCAATAGAAACGAATTAACCATTAATTGGGTCAGAGATGGTGATAAGGTACATAATATAAATGATATTATGCCAAATAATATAGACATAGGTTGGGCCGCTGGTCCAATGTCTGGTTATATTGCTGTGAAACAAAATACACCACAAAACGTTTACTTATTAGGGCACGATTTGAAAAGTGATACTGGTTTAGTTAACAATATGTACAAAGGAACATTAAACTATGTAATACCAGAACATACACATACAGATGCTAATAATTGGATATTACAATGGAAGATATTATTTGAACAAAACCCTACTATTAATTTCTATAAGGTAAATGAAAGTACAGAGGGTGGTAAAACAACCAATAAACCATTAGATGCCTGGAAATCAGTAAGTAATGTAACATATATAGATTATACGCAATTGAAAGATGTATTAAAATGACAGAAGCATTTATAGATGGAAATATCTGGAAAATAAATTTACATTCTAAAAATGGAGTTTTTTATAATTGTTTTCCTTTAAGAGATATATTTTATTATAATTCTCTAAAAGACAAAACTTTTGATAAGTGTAGTGAAATACCACAAATTCAAATACCAGAAAAATTAATATCAGGATTAGGTTTAATTAATTATTATGTTGACAAAAGTAACATATTTTATGGTTATAAATCTGTCAAAAAATTTATATTAGATAATAAAAATATTATTATAAAAAATCAATATCCTATTATGAAAAGAGAAATTAATGAAGAAGAAGAAAAATGGAGTGTAGATTTAAATATGCTATTTTATGATAAAAACAAAAATTGGAAAAAATGAAAAAAATATTACATTATAATGCAAAATTAAATCCTCTTAAAACTGATTTAGAAAAAAAATATAAAACGTTAGATTATGATATAAATCATCCTTGTAATGATAGATATGGTATTATACCGCATTGGCTTCCTATGACAACTATATCTAAACCATTAAAGTCAAATATTTCTTTTAATGAAACTTTTGAAAATTTATGCGATAAAGCAGCAACACAAATATTAAATACTAATAAAAAAATAAACGTATTTTGGTCTGGTGGATTAGATAGTACAACAGTTTTAGTGTCTTTAATTTCTAATTGCATCAATAAAGATCAAATACATATTATAACAAGTTATGGTTCTATATTAGAATCTGGTAGTTTTTATGAGACATTTCTTAAATCATATAATGCCACTTTTGATATGTCTGGTGTAAAAAGTCATTTTAAAGAAAATGAATTATATATTACAGGTGCAAATGGTAATAATTTGTTTACTACTGGAAGTGGATATATAAAACGTTATGTTGAAGATTCTCAAATTTTAAAAAAACCTTGGAAAGATGTTACTTCTCGAGTAAAAATAGAATTGTTTGAATCAGTTATAGAAAAATCTCCTAAACCAATTAAAAGTTATGAGGATTTTCTTTGGTTTAATTCATTTGCTTTTAGATGGGATCATACCAGATATTATTTGTATAGATATATCATACCTAAACCTAAAAATTTTAAAAAATATTTAAATATATTTTTTTCATATTTTTTAAATAAAGATTTTGAACAATGGTGTATAGATAACAACGAACAACAACATGATATTAATAATCTTTTAAAAACAACAAAAATGCCTATGAGAAAATATATATTTAATAAATTAGGACAAAAATCAGAAGATTATATAAAAAATAAACAAATACTCCGATCTACTTGGTTACCTTTAGATGACAATTATAAGTATATTACAGAAGATTTTGATATACACTATATAAACGAATATGACATTTAATAAATTAAATAATTTAGAAGGTAAAGTTGCTGTAATTACAGGCGGCGCAGGCCAAATAGGATATGCAACCGCCATTAGATTAGCAGAACAAAAATGCAGAGTTATTATTCTTACAAGAAAGGATACTCCAAAATTACGTGAAAAAATTAACTATCTACCAAACAAAGAATTAGAACATTTTTTTGTAATAGCAGATATTACAAACACAACAACATTAAAAAATGCTTTTATACAAATATCATTAAAAGCAAAACGTTGCGATATATTGATCAATAGTGCATCTTCCCCACATACTCGAATAAAAGCAAATGATATGCAAGAGTTAACAGACGAATTATTTGATAAAATTCTTGAAATAAATTTAAGAGGTGTTTACACAACAATTAAAACATTTTTACCACTACTCAAACAAAACAATGATGGATTAATTATAAACATATCGAGTGCATCTTCTTTACGAGCAAGTGAAGTTAATTTAGCATATAGTGCAAGTAAAGCAGCGTTAAATCATTTAACAAAATGTTTAAGTAGAGTATTGGCACCAAATATTAGAATTATTGGTATAGCTCCCGGTTATTTAGAAAAAGCACATAATGGTTATATTAGACCAGAAAGTACAAAACAACAAATGTTAAAAATTACGCCTTTAAAAAGACTTATTTGTGGAGACGATATAGCCAATACTATCATTTCTTGTGCAACACAAATGAGATTTGCAACAGGCAATATTATAGTAATAGATGCAGGAAGAACAGCATGAGTAAAAATTTAGGTAATTTAATTGATCTTAATAAAGATTTAAATAAAATAGCAATTATTTGCGAAGATCAACCAATAACATACAAATCATTAGATATATTAGCTAATTCTGTTGCATATTCATTATCTAAAAAAGGAATTAAAAAAGGAGATAAAATTGCAATAATAAGTTTAAATTCTATTGATTATGTAATTATGTATCTTGGCATATTAAAATTAGGTGCAGTTGCAGTATTGATTAATATTAAACATCCACAATCTCAAATAAATTACATACTAAAAGAAACAAATTGCAAATTAGTTTTAAAAGATATTGGCGATTTAGAAATACCAACAGGAGTTGAATTTTTATTTAATACGCCAATAGAAGAAAATGATGATGCTGTAATATTATATACTTCTGGTTCAACTAATTTACCTAAAGGTGTAGTATTTTCTCATAAAAGAAAATTGCATTTAGAAATAACTTCTAAAAAATTAAAACAACGAAAAACTATTTCGGCATCACCATTTCCACATAACCAAGGATTAAGAAATGTTGAGTTGTCTTTAATTACACACTCAACATTAATTATACTGCCCAAATTTGATGCTCAAGAATTTATAAAGAATATAAAAAAATATAAAGTAGATACAATTGTTGCTGTACCAACAATATTATCTTTAATATTAAATGAAAAAGATTTCAAATCAGAAGATGTAGATACAGTTAAAACAATTAATTCATCAGGTTCACAATTAACTCAAAAACTTAATGATAATATAATAAAAAAATTTAGAAATGCGACTGTTTATAATAGATATGGCTTGACAGAAACAGGAGGAGGATTATTTGAGCATCATCCAACATTACCAACACCACCATTAAGTGTAGGTTATCCTAGTACAACAATAAAATATAGAATAGTAGATAACATATTACAAGTAAAAAATCCTTCTATGATGGTAAAATACAATAATATAAAAAATGATAGATTAACTGAAGATGGTTATTTTATAACAAACGATCTATTTAAAATTGATGAACAAGGTTTCTATTATTATTTAGGACGTTCAGATGATATGTTTACTAATGGAGGATATAACGTTTATCCAAGACAAATTGAATTAATATTAGAAACACATCCTTTAGTTAAAGAGGCAGCAATTGTTGGAGTAGAAGATGAAATCAAAGGAACAAAACCTTATGCTTTTGTTACACTAAACGGCGAAATAACAGAAAACGAATTAAAAGAATATATTTTAAAACAATTGCCGCCAAGTCATTGTCCTAAAAAAATATGGATAAAAGATACTCTTCCTTTAACAATAATAAATAAGATAGATAAAAATAAACTAAAACAAATTGCAAGAAATAATATATGATTTTTGAAAAATTAAATAATTTAGAAGGTAAAGTTGCTGTAATTACTGGTGGCGCAGGTCAAGTGGGTTATGCAACGGCCATAAGATTAGCAGAACAAAAGTGTAGAGTTATTATTCTTACAAGAAAAGAAACAATAGAACTACAAGAAAAAATCAATTTATTACCAAACAAAGAATTAAAACATTTTTACATAATATCAGATATTACAGATACAAACTCATTAAAATATGCCGCTGAAAAAGTAAAAATAAAAGCAAAACGTTGCGATATATTAATTAATAGTGCAGGTATCAATAAATCAATAAAATCTTTTAATTTAGAAGAATTGACAGATGAAATATTTGATAATATTGTTATTACAAATTTGCGTGGAGTATATTCAACAATAAAAACTTTTGTTCCTATTCTTAAAGAATCTAATGATGGACTTATTATAAACATATCAAGTACAGCAGCAGAAAGATCAAGTGAAAATAATCTAGCATATAGTGCAAGTAAAGCCGGTTTAAATCATTTAACAAAATGTTTAAGTAGAGTATTGGCACCAAATATTAGAATTATTGGTATAGTTTCAGGTTATATGAAAAAAAGAACAAGTGGATTAATTAAAGAAGAAAATATGGATGAAAAAATGTCTCAACTCATACCATTAAAGAGAATAGGTGATGGTGATGATATAGCTAACACCATAATTTCTTATGCAACAAACATCAGATTGGCAACAGGTAATATTGTGGTGATTGATGGAGGTAAGACTGCATGAAAACTATGATTACAGCTGCCATAACAGGCGCACAAACAACAAAAGAACAAACACAATATTTACCAATAACTCCAGAAGAAATTGCCAACTCATCTTTAGAAGCTGCAGAAGCTGGTGCGGCCATAGTACATATACACGTCAGAGAACCTCATACAGGAAAACCTAGTATGAACGTGGATTATTATAGAGAATCAGTAGATTTAATTAAAAAACAAAATAAAGATGTATTAATTAATTTAACTACAGGACCCGGTGCATTTTTTTGGCCAAAATATGATAATTTAATACAAGGAGAATCATTTAGTAAGTTAGCAAGTGCAGAAGATAGAGTAAAACATATACAATTAATAAAACCTGATATTTGTAGTCTTGATTTTAATACCATGCACCAAGCAAAAGGTGATGGAATAAGAATTAATCTCAGAAGAATAACAAAAGAAATGTTGAGATTGGCACAAGAAGCAGGAACTAAACCAGAAATGGAAATATTTGATAGTGGAGATTTTAGAATAGCACAAGAATTTGTTGACGAAGGTTTAGTTAAAGGTAAACCATTCTATCAATTTGTTATGGGTGTTAAGTATGGGTGGGGTGCATCAACCAACACATTACAGTATGCTCTTAAAGAATTGCGTTCGGATGCGACATGGAGTGCTTTTGGCATAGGTAAAGATGAAATGCCAATGGTTGCACAGTCTATGATATTGGGTGGTCATGTTAGAGTTGGTTTAGAAGATAATATATACACATCTAAAGGTGTATTGGCCAAATCAAATGCAGAATTGGTATTAATGGCCAAAGATATAATAACTCTATTAGGTGGTAAAATAGCAACATCAAAAGATGCAAGGGAAATATTAGGAATATAATATGTTTTTATTTAAAAGAAAAAAAATTGTAGTTGATTGTTTTACACCATTTGAACACATTATTGATTTGTATAGTGTTCAACCAGCTCTTAAATTCTTTCCAGAAAAAATTAAAAGTATGGAAAATCATTTTGAAGAAAAAGATAAACAAACTAATATAACTTTAAAACACGCAACAATAAAGAAATGTAATGGCATAATAGATTTGTATAAACAAGGTGCCATTATTCCTTTTTGGACAGATTTTATTTCAGAACCTAGAAATGCTAGAGATGGTAAAAGTGCAATTGGTATGATAGAAAAACCATTTACATTTTACAGACACGATCCTAGACAATATACTGGTTTATTTGATAATTACTTTCATATAAAATTTGATACACCTTGGAGATTTAGAGAAAAGAAAGGTATTAATTTTTTATATACAGAACCCACATGGAATTTATTAGATCAAAAGAAAAACTTTACAGTCGTTACTGGTGTTATTACATATAATTACCAGAGTTTAACTCATACTAATATTATAATAGATAAAGATTCAGATAATTTTAGTATAAAACCAGGCACACCATTAGTTCATATAATACCTTTAACAGAAGATGAAGTGGTATTTAAAAATCATTTGGTATCTATAGAAGAATATAAGAAGATAGGCATACCATCAGAATATCCTAAATTACACCCTAATTACTATAATAGATACGTTGCAGAACAAAAAAACAAGAAATCAAAGTGCCCTTTTCATTTTTAATAGGTTGACAAAATAGTAGAATACTGATATATTATATAATATGATTAGAAATATATTAATAACATTGTGTTTACTAACAAGTGTGGCGTTAGCAAACCCTATAGACGACAAATGCCCACAACACGTTTACAAAGGCGCACCAGTAAGTCCTATCAAATCAGATGACCAGTATCTATGTAGAACTAATTATGCAGTTCATTATAGATATGATACAAGAACAGCAGAATATATTGTTGAACATGTAACAAAAGAATCTGTAACAGGACCTGCTAAAAGAAAAGATGATTTCAGAGCAGACCCAGAAATCAAAAAAGAACATCAATCATTATTATCAGATTATAATGGTAATCCTTATGACAGAGGCCATTTAGCACCTGCTGGTGATAATACTCAAAACACTAAAGTAATGAGTGAAAGTTTTTTACTATCTAATATGGTGCCACAAGTACCAAACAATAACAGAGGTATTTGGAAACAATTAGAAACTTTTGTTAGAGAATGGACACTAAAAGGTTTAGATATCTATGTTGTAAGTGGAACTATTTACAGTAGAAATAGTAAAACAATAGGTGATAATAAAGTAGGCGTACCTGATAAGATATGGAAAGTTATTATAGATAAGAACACAGGTGAATCTATTGCATTTATATTCCCTAATACGGCATTGCCTGTTGGTGATTTATTAAAATATGCAGTTAGTGTAAAACAAGTAGAAGATGCTACCGCTATCAAATTCATGCCAGGATTAACAGATGAAAAGAGCAAAAGTTCATTTGACATAAATCGTTGGCCTGATTTACACTTAATGAAATAGTATGATAATAGGTTCATTAATAACTTTTGGTATCATAATTATACTTGTTGTTTTTTGGATATATCTTATAAAAGATATTTTTATAAAATAACTTGACATTATATTAAGATTGTGATATATTGGAAATATGTATATTAGAATATTAGATTATTTAATTGGTAAATTGACCAATTTAAGAGAAAAAGCAAGAACACCAGACTTTAAAGGTATGACTATTAAGGAATGGGCAGCTAAAAGAAAAAAGTCATATAAATAATAATGATAGCGATTATACAGCTAACACAAATACAAACATACGGAGAATACAATGGACTTTAATACATTAAAAACTAGTCATTCTAACTTTGATAAACTTACCAAAGCACTAGAAGCTAACCTCAATCCTGAGGATATTAATAAATCAAAAGACAAATACACAGACTACAGAATATGGAAACCCGAACTAGATAAAACTGGTAGTGGTTATGCCGTTATTCGTTTTCTACCTGCTTCTGAAAAAGAAGAAATGCCATGGGTAAGAGTTTGGTCTCATGCCTTCCAAGATAAAGGTGGTTGGTATATCGAGAACTCATTAACAACTCTTAATCAAAAAGATCCTGTTAGTGAAGAAAACACTAGACTATGGAATTCAGGTGTAGAATCTGATAAAGAGATAGCAAGAAAAAGAAAAAGAAAATTATCTTACTACTCTAATATATTAGTTGTTAGTGATCCTGCTCATCCAGCAAACGAAGGTAAAGTATTCATATTCAAATTTGGTAAAAAAATATTTGATAAGATTACTGAAGCAATGCAACCAGCGTTTGAAGATGAACAACCAATTAACCCTTTTGATTTTTGGAAAGGTGCAAACTTTAAACTGAAA